ATACGATTGGAAAGATAGATAAAAAATATCATGATTTATGGATTAATAGAGATTATGATGATCCTGAAGCGATAGATTATAATGAGTATAAAAAATTAACGGCAAAAGAATCAGGACCTCATATTGCTAAATATATAAAAGAGTGGTTTGATTGGCAAAACAAGTGGTTGATGAAGAATAAATCAAAAATAAAAAAGAATCTTATAAATCCAAAAGATAAACCAAGTGCATGGTGGAATGAAATTCTTATGTATAATCCTAAGATTATAGATGTTTTTGTAATGGAGAGGATTACAAGACAGAGTGATTGGTGGCAGATTAAACCTGCACTTGAAAAAATTCTATCAAGGGCAAGTGGTAGTAAACCATTAACAATAGGAACACCAGCAAAATTTCGTAAGTGGTATAAGGAACGAGAAGGTATATTGGACCAGGTATGATTTATCTTTCTAATTTAATTCCGTTGAATGAGTATTCTAAATTTAGGCTCAACATCCCCTCTGACATAAGGAATATACACAAACTTTTTAAGAAAAACAAGAAAAAACTTTTCGTAGTTGGTGGAGCCGTAAGGGATGCAATATTAGGAAAGAACCCAAAAGATTTTGATTTAGCCACCGATGCTAAACCTGACGAGGTATTAGCAATAGCAAAAAAAGGTGGATTGAAAACCTACGAGGTTGGAAAACAATTCGGTGTCGTGATAGTGGCTGGACACGAAATAGCAACATTCAGAAAGGATGTTGGTAAAGGGAGACGCCCAAGTTCAGTTGATTATACCGACATCGAAGGTGATGTTAAACGGAGAGATTTAACTATCAACGCTTTATTCTATGATTTAGATAGAGGTGAGATAGTTGATTTAGTTGGTGGAATAGCCGACTTGAAAAAGAAAAAAATTAGAACGGTTGGAAAACCAATTGAAAGATTTGATGAAGATCCGTTAAGAAAAATGAGAGCATTAAGATTTCAGGGGGCACTTGGTGGTAAGTTAGGAAAAGAAACAGAAAAGGCACTAAGACAAAATCCAAGTCTTAAAGGTGTGAGTAAAGAAAGAATCAGAGATGAGTTTGTCAAGTCGATTAGAAAGGCAAAATCAACTAAAAAGTATTTACAACTTGCTGATTCATTGGGATTTACAAAACAGATATTACCTGGTTTTCAAGTTAAAGTTCCATACATAAACGAAAACGATTATGTGCTATTTTTAGCTTGGATTTTACGAAAAAATGATGTAAATTCTATAAGGAAATTGAATGGTTTAGCCTATCATAATCAAGAAATAGTTGATATTCAGTTTTTGAATTCATTACAGAATTTTAAACCTGATAATATTTTCTTGATTAAAAAGTTTCAAGAAAAGACCAAATTGAGTAAAGGTCAAATTCTTAAATGGGGTAAATACATTGGAAAAGATTTTAAAAAGTTAGTTAGATTTAAACTATCAGTAAAAGGAAGTGATGTTCCAAGTGATTTAAAAGGAAGGGACATCGGTAAAGCAATACAAAATATGGAAAAAGATAAATTCTTAAATGAAATAGCAGTTCGGAAAAAACCAAAGAAGTTTAAAGACATTTATAATGCGTTACCAAGTGACTTGAAGAAACGCGTGTATAATCTAAAAAACTACGACCAGAGGAGAGATGCACACCCTGAAGGTAATGTGTTGAAACATACGATTGCTGTTACGAATAGGGCACTTAAAACTGGTGATATAGATTTTGCACTATCAGCATTGTTTCACGATATAGGTAAAGATAAAACTGCAAAACTACATCCAAAGAAAGGATTTTGGACTCATTACGGACACGAGCATGTATCAGCAAAATTAGTTAAGAAGTATAGAAAATGGATAATTAGTATGGGTGGTAATCCACTTGATATTTATTGGATAGTAAAACAGCACATGAGAATGAAAGTATTTGATAAGATGAAATGGACTAAACAAGATAAGATGAAAAAATTTAGAGCATTTGATAAGTTAAAGAAATTTACAACCTTTGATAAAGGTGGAAGAAGATGAAGAACATCAATATAGATAAAGAAATGGAACTATTCCTTGAGGCGGCTTGTAAGGTTGGACAGAATCCTGAAGATACAGGATGTAAACCTGCTGGTGCCTCAAAACCAAAATCCAAACCAAAAGTTAAAGTTCCAAAAATTAAAATACCAAAATTTAAACCAAAATTACCATCTCCAGCTGATATAATAAAGAAAGGTAAAGAAAAAGCAAAGGCAAGAAATAGACCAGATAGAAAACCAAATGTGGTAGATGGTGTTGATGTGATTAGAGATAAAGAAGATGAAAAACATTTTATAGATGACTTCCTTGAAAAGGCAGATAGAGGTGTTGATTCAGGAGAATATGATGAGAAAATGCGAAAACAATATGAGGAGCAACAAAAGAAAAGAACACCAGAACAGAGAAAACAACAAAGAGAAGATATATTGAGTTGGAAATCACTCGGTGGTTTTGAAGCAATTGAACGGGCTGTTGAAGAAGGAACTCATACAAGAGAAGAAATCCAAGAAAGAAATGAAAGAATTAGTGAAATTTCTCACACTACCATTACCAAAGTTGATAGACCAATAGAAAGAGGAATATCAGTACCGAATGATGTAGCAGAACAAATTTTAGCTGATTTTGAAGATGGTGAGATGGTTGAAATACCAGATGAAAGTGGACATGGTTCAAGTGGATTTAGCACAAGTGCCGAAACTGCAAGAGGTTTTGCAAATGTTGATGATGACAATCCAGAACAAACATCAATTATATTTAGAATAGAACCAAATTCAAATGGAGAAGTTAGAGGTGCATTCATTGATGGAGAACCAGATGAACATGGTGACCATTGGGGTGAAGGAGAAATAACTCGTAGTTCTAAATCAAAGGCTAAGGTTAAAAAAGTAGAACGAACAAGATTACCAAATGGAAAGATGGTAGTAATAGTTACTTTACAAGAACCAGACGATTTATCAGAAGTAGTTGTGAGAGAAGAAAAGGGTAAAGTGGATATGATATCAAGAAAATATTTAGAGGGTCCATTAAATCCAGAACCACAAGGTAAGACAAAAGAAGTTTCTAAGGAACAACTGGAAGAATGTATTGCAGTAGCATCAATGTTTGGTAACGATATGGTTCTTGGTAAAAACCGAGATAGAAATTATAACCCTAATCTTAAAGTGGTTAGAGAATTAACTGGATATGGAGTTGAGTTATGTTATGTAGTCGACCAAGATACAGATTGGTCAGAGGGAATGAATTCTCACGGAATTGGAATTGTTAATTCTGCATTATTTGTAAAAAGAGATGAGAAGGATTTTGATAAGTCAAAGAAAAAGAAAGCGATGTCTAAAGATGGTGCAAGAATTAGAGAAGCACTTCGTAAGACAACTTTACATGATGCAGTAAAATCATTAGTAACATATCACGGTGGAATTAAAGGTCATACATTAGTTGGTGATGGTAAAAAACTTGTAGTTATAGAAAACACAAGTAGAGTTAAACCAGTAGTAAAAATAAAAGATTTAACACAAGAACCAATAGTTAGAACCAATCACGGAATCGAACACCCCGAACAAGGGTATCAAAATGGAAATGATAAATTATCTTCAGAGTTAAGATTGATGAATGCATTAAATGTTTTACATCAAACACCACACTATAAAGAATTATTTCCTGCATTTTATAATCATATCCAAGATAAGGGGCCTAAATATGATTTGGTTCGGGCTCAAAATAAACTTTGGACCTCAAGTCAAGTTTTAATGAATTTAAATAAAAGAGAGATATTACTTTATCTTGTTCCAAATTCAGTAACATTTATTGGTGTAGAAAATAAACTTCCAAATGATTATAAGTCTAAAATTAGTTTTATTGTAAAAGAATATGAACATACTCCAGATGAAAAATATAGACAATTCGTTCCAACTACGAAAAAATCTAAATATAGTGCACTTGTAGGAGAACTCGTTAATCCAATTTTAAAAGAACACAAGTTGCCATTAATTGAATCAAAAATTAAAAAAGTCGTGGGTATCTATGGTGGTAGATATCAACCATTTGGCCCACATCACTTAAAGACTTACAAGTGGTTAAAGTCAAAGGTAGATGATGCTTATATCACCACATCAGACATTAAAAAACCACCTAAACATCCTATGAATTATAGAGAAAAAGTTCGACATATGACAAAAATGGGTGTTCCTAAGAATCGTATTATCAAAGAAAAGATTCCATTGGTGGCAAATAATGTGCTAAAAAAATACGACCCCAAGACTACTGCCGTGATATATATATTTGGAGAAAAGGACGCTGGTAGATTGGCAGGTGGTAGAAAGAAAAGTGGTGGATTATCATATTTTCAAGATTATAAAAAACATAGAGGTAATATAAAAGGATATGAAGAACACGGATACTTTATGACGGCTCCACATCAATCAGTTAGAGTTGGTGGAAAAGAAGTTAGTGGAACGGTAATGAGAGAATTACTCGGTTCACCTAAAATAGATGATAAAGATAGACCTAAATTATTTAAAAAGGCTTTTGGTTATTTTGACAAAGGTATTTACAATATGATGACCAATAAGTTTAGAAAGTTATTTGAGATTAAAGAAGGTTTAATTACAGAAAAATTAGTAGCCGCTAGAAACAAAGGACATTTGAAAAATGGTGGTAAAACTGCACTAAGTACAAGTGGAATAATTTCTAAGTTTAAAGGTAGGGGGGATATTGCGGACGCGTTTAGTTTTGCTATGAAAGACTTAGAAAAAGCTATCGGTTCTCTTTCAGAAAAACAACGAGAAAAGATATTCAAGGGTGGTAGAGCTTGGATGAATCTTGAGGTTATGTGGCCCAAGTCATCTAATGTTATAAATTATGATAAGGCCGAAATTGTATTTCACGGGGCAATAGAGTATGATGATGATGGAAATGCTATAGGTGAGGTCAAAGATTCTGCTCGTATGTTAGCTGGTATGATTAAACAAGTCAATCAAAACATACAGAAACGATATAAGATTGGTAAACCAAACTTTTTAACTGTACCTAAACACCAAAATTTTGAAAAGAGGAAAAAATATTTTTTCAATAAATTAAACAAATTACAGAAACAATACGGATTAAAAGATAACGATTCACTTTCGGTATATCATCAAAGTTATTGGGAAGAATTTATATTTAACGCAGCAAAACAACACGGATTCACAATACCAAAAAAACCATTGAAGAATTTAACTAAGAGATGGGCATTTTTTGATAAGTCTTATAAAGTTCCGATGATTAAAAAGGATTTTAAGAATCATCCTGAATTTTTAGATTGGGTATTGACTACGGATAAAGTAGACCATTCAAAAATGGTTAAACAAAATATGAAACCATTCGAAGAATTGTTCTTTGAGGTTGGTGCGGAAATAATGACTAATGTAAGTGGTTGGTTAGCAGCAAATCCTGACTCTACGGTTCAGAGAGTGAAGAAACAATTAGATTCTGCAATCAAAAATGTTCGTAGTGGTGGTGATTTGAAAAAATTAAATACTTTAAAATTACAATTAGATAAATTAAATAAGATTGGTGGATTAAAATCAATTGTTCCGAGTGAAGGAATAGTTTTTAAATATAACGGAAAAACTTACAAATTTACAGGAGCATTTGCACCAATCAACCAAATAACAGGTCTTATGACATTCTAATGGAAGATTTTGAAGATATACAAGAACTTTTTAAAGTTAAAAAAATGAGTAATATTAAATTTATTGTGAATATTATCGGATTATTGGGTGCAGTAGGTGGTGGATGGTATAAATTAGAAAGTAGAGTATCGGCATTAGAAGAAGAAATAGAAAAACAAAGTGAAATTAAAAATATACAAGCTGAAATAGAATTAATGAAAAGAGATCAAGAACTTGAGGAATTAAAATTTAAGTTTAAACTTGATTCGTTACAAAGGAGTTAGTGTTATGAATGAACATCAAAGGCATGTAAAGGCAAGACAAGATATTTTAAGTGGTAAAACACCAGATAAACGAATCTTTGTTCATATGGAAGATTTAGAGGAGAAAAAGAAACGAGAAGAAGAAATTAAATCAGAAAGAGAACGAAAAAGTAATAGATCCGATGCGTTAAAGGAAGCAAGAACGCCTTGGTTTTGTCCTGAGTGTAAAAAGGTGATGAAAAAACGATTGGATGATAAAATGTATAGATTACACAATCATTGTTTTGATTGTCAAATTGAATTTGAGAATAAACTTCGTATTGAGGGAAAATATGAACAATGGGAAGAAAAAAAGGTGTTAAATAATCAACTTTCATACATTAAAGACCAAATTGAGAGTATAGAAGATTGGAAAGAAGAGGCATCTAAACCATTTGAATCAATGGATTCTGTAGGAATTAAAGAAGTTGAATTACAAAAAGAAAAGTGGACTCAAAATAAAGAACAAGTTGAGAAGATGGCAAAAGAGGCACTTGAAGAATTAAATAAAATTAAGGAAGATGCGGAAGAAAAACTCAATAGTTTAGAAGTTTAATATTTATAATTGTGAAAGTATATATCGGAGAAATTAAGTGATTAAAATGAAGAAATTATTAGAAGAAAAAGTAGACCTTGATGATATTTCTATGAATCACCAAAAATTACTAAGAGTTGGAAGTGATTATATTCATAAGGCACGAGATGGACGACTTTGGTATGAACTTGAAAATGACATTAAAAAGAGTAAGAATAGAACTTTAATAAGATACTTTAAAAAGTATGATAAAGCTCGACTTGAACTTCAACATGCTAGTGCAATGTTGACAAGAGCATTTGACTTGGAAAGAAGATGATTAAATTAAAAAAATTAATATCAGAACGAATTGTAACTCAATCTGATTTTATGAGAATTATCAACCAGGCCAAAAAAGAAACAGGTGCTAAAGTTAAAATACCATCTGGAACAAAAAAACTTTGTAAAGAGGTAATGAAACAGGGTTTTCATAGATTAGATTATAAGGGTAAACCTGGTAAGAAAAGACAACCTACTAACTTAATGTATCAGTATTATGCATATGTTCAAGGTTGGGGACATACTAAATTTAAAGGACCTGCTGATTGGTTTTTAAAGGGTAGTAAGTTTGACCCGATTTTGAAATGGATTTATGAAAATGATTATTATTCAAATCCATTTGATTATGATTATTTAAAATATCATGTTGATTCAGATATGCAATCAAATCAAATTGTAGGAAATATTAGACCTGGTTCAAAAGATGTAGAACCAGCATATTATTTAGTAAAAGATTTTTGGAGTTCATTTGGTTTGAGTAGAAGTCATAGGAATTTTGATGTAGTTGTTAATAAAGTTGAGTGGTGGTTGGATAAAAACAAAGTTGAAACAAGATGAGAGATTATTTAAAAGAATTTAGTGGTGATGTCATTGGTGATTTTTTAGTTGAAAATGATGTTAGTAAGATTTTAAAAGAAGCAACTGCAGGAAAAAATGCACCTACAGATGATGGACCACCTACATTTTACAAAACTCATACGGATTATAAACAAGAGTCTACGAGTTGGGTAGAATCATTACAAACTGATTTAGGTTGGAAAGTATTAGATTATATATTAAGTGATGGGGCAATGGATCCAGAAGAAGATTATACTATGTCACATAGAGCAATGAGTCCAGTATCTTACGGAAAAGTTAATCCATATAAAGATAGATTACGAGATGTAATGGATAATTTAGGTTGGACGGTGATGAAGTGGATGGGAGTTGATAAAGATCAACAAATGGGTGGAAAACCAGTTCCCGCAGGTATTGACGCTGATGGTAGAATAGGAGATGAAACAAGAAATACTTCAATACAAGCTAAAGGATTAACAGTTGATGGTGAAAATAAACCAAATCCAAAGTTTGATGGTGATAAAAAACGACCAAGACTTCATGTTGAAAAATATTCACCACTTTCAAAGGATTGGTGGAATGATGAACTCAGAGAATTACTTGTAGAGGGTGGAGCATACGGACATATGGCACATCCGTTTGATGATAAAGATTTGACATTTAAAGATTTGAAAAATATCATAGAACGAGGTTTGGGTGGAGAGTTAAGTCGTGAAGATAATGTAACGGAGAAACTTGACGGACAAAACCTTATGATAAGTTGGAGAACATAATGGCCATAACAATAGATGTAAATATTGGAGATACCATTTTAGGTGGTAGATTCAAAAACAAAAAAATTAAAGTTAAAGAGATTGGTACAGACGATCACGGAATGCCAACTATAAACGGAAGAAAGGTTGTAAATTTTAGAATACCGAAACCCGTTGAAGAAAAAATTAATAGGGATCAGGATGGTTATGGAAAATATCAGGAACCTGATGATAGTGATTTTGACGAACCTTCTAAGACTAAAAAATTAGAGGGTAAATCTACATATAAACAAATAATGGAGATGTGATAATGAAAATATGGAAACTCATATTAGGATTCTTTGGTTTAATTGGTGGACTTTTTGCAGCAAACGCAGTTAAAAGTAAAGAGGTAAAAAAATTAGGAAAGGCTATAAAAGAAAACAAAAAGAAAGAAAAAGAAGTAGAAAAAGAAATAAAAGTATTACAAGAAAATAAAACAGAAAATAAAAAAGAAATAACAAATTTAAAAAGGAAACTTACTCGTAGTAAAAACGAGGTTAAGAAAATGGAAACAGCTTACGAAAGTGATGATGTAGAATCAGCAGAGGAATTTCTTCGTAAGTTTTCCAAGAGTAAATAATTATATATATACAGGGAGATAAAAAATGACAGATGCAGGAACAATGTTTAGAACCGCTCCACTCAATAGAGCAATAGGAGATTACAATAAGGTAACAAAGGTTGCTAATCAGAGTGTATCATTTACTGGATCTTTTAATGCAGCAGCAGGAATTATAGTACAGGCAACAGATGTAACTTGTAGTTTATCAAATGGTGGAACTATACTTGGTGCAGCATTAACTGCAAAAACATTATACCCACTCGGTGTTAGTCATGTAGAAACAGGCGCAAGTGGTGTCGTTTATGTCTTACACAAATAAGGAGTTAGTATGAAATATTTATGGATATTATTATTATCCATTCCATTATTTGGACAAGACACTTACACACAGGCAGAAGCCTTGGAAATGATTAAACAACGCGATGCACAATGGGAAGGTAAAATAGAAAAGGCTGATTCATTAATTGCATCACAAAAAGTGGTAATTACAGATCAGGAAAAATTAATTGAAAAACATGAAGAACAGGCTAAGGTTGATGTTTTAATATTAGCGGCAAAGGATAAACAAATTAATTTATTAAAGGCCCGTGATGAAATGAACGAGAAAATGGTCAAATTAGTTAAACCTAAATGGTATGAAAACCAATATTTGTGGTTAGTAATAGGATTTATTTTTGGAAAAATATAATGAGTGATATAAAAGCAGTCATCAAAAAGGAATATTTAAAATGTGCACAAGACCCTGTGTATTTCCTAAAAAAGTATGCTGTAATTCAACATCCAATTGAGGGTAAAGTTCCTTTTAATTTATATCCATTCCAAGAAGCTTCTATAAATGATTTTAAAAATAACAATTATAATATTATTCTGAAGGCACGCCAGTTAGGAATATCAACATTAACTGCAGGATATGCACTATGGATGATGACATTTCAATCAGATAAAAATATATTGGTTATAGCAACTAAACAAGATACCGCTAAGAACTTGGTTACTAAAATCCGAGTGATGCACGCAAATCTACCGAGTTGGGTAAGGTCAAATTGTGTTGAGGATAACAAACTCTCACTTAGATACTCAAATGGTTCACAAGTAAAGGCGATATCATCTACTGAGGACGCAGGTCGTTCAGAGGCACTATCTTTACTCGTTATTGATGAGGCAGCATTTATCGACAAGATTGATACAATATGGACTGCTGCACAAAGTACTCTGAGTACTGGTGGTCAATGTATAGCACTTTCTACACCGAATGGTGTTGGTAATTGGTTTCACAAAACTTGGGTAGGTGCAGAAGAAGGTGAGAATGATTGGAATACAATTAAATTACATTGGACGGTTCATCCTGATAGAGAACAAGATTGGAGAGATGAACAAGATAAGTTATTAGGACCGAGTGGAGCGGCACAAGAATGTGATTGTGACTTCATCACTTCTGGTCAAGGTGTTATTGACGCACGAATTCTTGAAGAATATAAAAAGACACACATAGAAGATCCAGTTGAGAAACGAGGAATAGATAGTAACTTGTGGATATACAGACAACCTGATTATACAAAGAATTATGTAGTTGCTGGTGATGTTGCTCGTGGTGATGGTGCTGACTTTTCTGCATTTCATGTAATAGAAGTAGAGAGTATGGAACAAGTTGCAGAGTACAAAGGAAAGATTTCTACCAAAGATTTTGGTAACTTATGTATGAACACTGCTATGGAGTATAACAACGCATTACTTGTTATTGAGAACTCAAGTATTGGTTGGGCAGCAATTCAACAAGTAATTGATAGAGAATATGATAATCTATTTTATACAAGTAAAGATTTAAGGTATGTTGATGTCGCAAGACAAGTAACAAACAAATATAGAAATTCCGAAAGACAAATGGTTCCTGGATTTAGTATGACAATGAAAACAAGACCATTAGTAATCGCAAAATTAGAAGAATATTTCAGAGAGAAAGCTGTTATCGTTCATTCGGACAGATTGATTGATGAATTATTTGTGTTTATATGGCACAACAACAGAGCTGAAGCAATGGAAGGATACAATGATGACCTTGCAATGAGTTTAGCAATCGGACTATGGGTAAGAGATACTGCATTAAGGTTGAACGCAGAGGGAATTGCCCTACAAAAAACAGTCCTAAATAAAATGTTAGATTATGAAGCAGTTTACACACCAACCGATAATAGAAATGATGAATGGGCAATGGAAACTGGAAATACAAGAGAAGATCTAACTTGGTTAATAAAATAATAAGAGGATAAAATGGCACAAACAAGTTTAAGAGCAAGACTACAACGACTTTTTTCCACAAATGTAATCGTAAGACATGCAGGTGGTAGAAAGTTAAAGATTGCCGATACAAACAGAGTTCAACAGGCACAGAGAAATAGTCTTGTAGATAGGTGGTCAAGATTACATACTAATTTATCAACAGGTGGATATGGACATTCACAAGCAATTAGTTTTCAAGCACAAAGATTGGCTTTATTTAGAGATTATGAAGAAATGGATAATGATGCTATTATATCGAGTGCACTTGATGTTTATGCAGATGAATCAACAATGAAAAATGAATATGGGAGTATATTAGAAATAAATTCAGACAATGAAAATATTCACGATATTCTACATAATCTTTTTTATGATATATTAAATATAGAATTCAATCTATGGCCATGGGTTCGTAACCTATGTAAATACGGAGATTTTTATCTCTATTTAGATATTAAAGAAAAATATGGTATTACAAATGTAGTTCCACTTTCAGCTTACGATGTTACTCGTGTTGAGGGAGAAGATCCAGAGAATCCATATTTAACATCATTTATAGTCGAGGAAGGTGATGCAAGACATAGTTCTAATATGGCTGGAAGTAAAGAAATGGAAAACTATGAAATAGCACATTTCAGATTATTATCAGATGCAAATTTCTTACCATATGGTAAGGGTATGGTTGAAGGAGCCCGTAAGATTTGGAAACAATTATCTCTTATGGAAGATGCTATGTTAATCCATAGAATTATGAGAGCACCCGAAAAGAGAGTGTTTAAGATTGATATTGGTAATATTCCACCTGCAGAAGTTGAAAACTTTATGCAAAAGATAATTAACAAGATGAAGAAAGCTCCTGTTATTGACCAATCAACTGGTGATTACAATCTTAGATATAATATACAAAACCTTACAGAAGATTTCTTCTTACCAGTTCGTGGTGGTGATAGCGGAACACAAATTGATAACCTACCTGGTCTTACTTATGAAGCAGTAGAGGATATTGAATATCTAAGAAATAAATTAATGGCAGCATTAAAAGTTCCAAAGGCATTTCTTGGATATGATGAGGCCGTTGGAAGTAAAGCAACTTTAGCAGCAGAAGATGTTAGGTTTGCTAGAACCATCGAAAGGATACAGAGAATTACAGTTAGTGAATTGACTAAAATTGCAATAGTTCACTTATATGCACAAGGATATACAGATGCTGAACTTGTAAACTTTGAGTTAAATCTAAAAAATCCATCTACAATATATGAAGAAGAAAAGATTGAATTGTGGAATAATAAACAAAGTTTAGCACAATCTATGATGGACGCTAAAATAGCAGATTCAGAATGGATTTATGATAATGTATTTAAATTTACTGAAGAAGAAAAGAAAGAAATGAGACTTGGACTTTTAGATGACCAAAAGAGAAAATTCAGATGGTCGCAGATTGAAATGGAAGGTAATGACCCAGTTCAAAGTCAAGAGGCAGTCGGAACTCAAGGAGCAATGATGGACGCTGGTGGAGCGGAAGGTGAAATGCCAGGAGTTCCTGGACCACAACCACCAGGGGCAAGAACAGCAAGATCAAGTAGAGAATTAGAAATGGAAATGCCAGATGATGGTTGGCCAGGAAGTGGTCGTCCAAAGGAAGGTCCTAAACATGGAAAAGATTCAAGTGTAAGAGGTCGTGATCCACTTGGAGCACACGATAAACGAAAAGGTGGTAGTGGAAGTCCAAAATATGGAATTGCATTAGCACATTACGACGCATTAAAGAAAAGTTTAGGAAAAGTAAGTCGGGCAGACCAAAAGATATTGGTAGAAACGACTGATGTGGAAGAAGAATATAAAAGTGAGGTATCTTCGTCTTTAAGTGATACTTAAATGACGAATTATTAGAAGTTTTTATATTTATAGATGAAGAACTATACAAATTAGGAGCATTAGATATGGCCCAACGAGTAAAACACTCGAAGATTAAGAATACGGGAATTCTTTTTGAATTAATATCCCGTCAAATCACCGTAGATGTAATGAATGGTGATGATAAAAGTAAATCTGTCGAGATGCTAAAAAAATTCTTTAACGAAAAGACAGAACTCGGTAAAGAAAATCAATTATACCAAGTTTTGTTGAAAGAAAATTACAATTCTTCACACAAAGCGGAAAAGTTAGTCGATGCTGTAGTGAAGGCAAGACAAAAGTTACAGAATAAGAAACTTCGTACTGAAAAGTATAATCTTATTAAAGAGATTAAGGAGAATTATCTTGTAGAAGATTTCTTTAGGGCACGAATTCCTAACTACAAAGTGTATGCTTCAATATATAAGAAATTTATTGTAGAAACTACACCTATCACAAACCCATCAGAGGAAGTAGAGAGTACTTTTTCTATTATAGAACATATTACTCGTAATAAGTCTAAACCAAAAAATACAGAAAGTCAAGTACTTACTGAATTCAAAGGTGAAGATAAAGATTTAAGATTACTTTCTTATCAATTAATGGTAGATAACTTTAATGGTAAGTATAAGAAGTTAAATTCTATGCAAAGAAACTTGTTAAAAGAGTATATCAACAATATTTCCAATACTAATTCACTAAGAGAATTCATAAATGGTGAAGTGAATAAAGTAAAACAAATCCTTACTAAAATTTTACCAAAAGTTGATGATGATATTACAAAAATAAAATTATCAGAAGCTATCAAACAAGTAGATACTG